ATTGATGACAAACTTTGCATTAAATGAATCCTATCTAAACACAGCTCAGTTACGTAGCTCTGTTGTTTCGTTGGCTGAAGGTATTGGTTACATTCCAGACACTGACACAAGTTCGCGTGCAGTTGTTCGTCTATCATTTACAACAAATACAACTCCTCGTGATTCAATTATTGGTTTGCCAGCATACACAAAGTTCACTTCAACTGTTGATGATATCACATATACATTCCAAACTATTGAAACATATTATGCTACTGACAATGGTAGTGGATACTATGAATTTAAAGATGCAAATGGTTCTAATCAGATTACTCTTTATGAAGGCACTCAAAGAACAAAAACATTCTTAGCTGGTGAGTATGTGGACAACCCTGTTTATATTATTCCTGATTCTACTATTGATGCAGACACAGTAACTGTTAATGTATACGAAACAGGTACAAGTAGTGTTTCAACAAACTATCAAAGTGTTAGTAATATTACAACTGTTAGTGCAGAATCATCAGTTTATATTCTAAAAGAATCACCTAATGGATTCTTTGAGCTATCATTTGGCGATGGTAAGACATTTGGTGTAGCACCTTCAGCTGGTAATAGAATCGAAGTAACCTATTTGTCAACTAAAGGTGCAGATGCAAATGGTGCTGTAACATTCTCACCTGTTAGCAGTGTATCTGTTGGTGGTGTTAATGCTACGTTAAATGTTCAAACTATATCGACATCTAAAGGTGGTGAAGATAAAGAATCTATTGAAGCAATTAAAAAGAATGCTCCATATCAGTATGCAACACAAAACCGTATGGTAACTGCAGACGACTATGCCTCGCTAATCTTAAGAAACTATTCAACGCTTGTAAAAGATGTTATGGCTTGGGGTGGTGAGGACAATCTAGATCCTGAGTTTGGCGCAGTGTATGTTTCTATCTTGTTTGAAGATAACGTAGAGGATGAAGTAAAAGATTCAACGAAACGTGGTATTGTTGATCTTGCTAAGCAGCTTGCAATTACTTCTTTTAATATTAGATTCCTAGATCCTGTTGAAACATTTATTGAACTAGACACATTCTTCCAATTCAACCCAAAGCTAACTGACCAGACTATCAATGCTGTTCAAACAAGTACAGTGAATCTTATATCAAACTTCTTTGGTGATGAATATGGTTTGTTCAATAAGTCATTCAGACGTTCAAATCTACTAGCTGATATTGATGATTCTAATTCTGCTATTCTTTCATCTCGTGCTGATGTTAGAATGCAACAGCGCTTTGTTCCATCTGCACCAAACGTAATCAAAGTTATTAACGATCTAACAAACTCTGCACTAACAGTTGCTGAGATTGATTATGTTGTAGATCTACTTACAAGACGTAAATACGATGCCGCAGCTAAGTTTCTTGTCGACAATGAGTATTCAACAAGCAACTATACTGTAACAAGAACGACTTTGTCTAACACATCTGTAACAAGTAAGCAGACTCTCAGATTCCCAGTTGCTATTGCAGCACCAGATGATGAGTTCCATAGAATCACAAGTACCGAATTCACTCTATACGGTAAGAGCTGTATAGTTAGAAATAAACTAAAGACAAACGCACTAGAAGTCGTATCTACAGATGGCGACATTGTTGTTGATGATATTGGATCTTATGAGCCAGGTACAGGTGCTGTAACCATTAAATACTTCAACCCTTCTAACATTTCTGGTGGTGCAACTGCTGTTAAATTATCAGCTGTTCCAGCAAACCAAAGTGCTATATCTCCAACAAGAAATAACTTGTTGAAATTTGATAACGATAAATCATCTACATTGGGCGTAATTGTTACGGCGACTAACTAATGGCTAGAACGTACAAAGATAAAACTCTGACTGATAACAATCGTCTTGACCTCTCGTTCAAAAAGCCAGAGATCAATAATATTTTACCTGAGTACTTTCAGGAAGACTTTCCTAATCTAATCACTCTACTTGAAAGATGAACTTCTTTTGGGTAATGCATACTTTGAAGGATTCTTAAATAAAAGAGAAGCTCTAAAATTTTCAAACTTGCTATACAGATCAAAAGGTAGTAAGTATGCAATTGAACAATTCTTTAGAGGTTTCTATGGTGTTGACCCAGATGTAAGATTTCCTAAAGATAATATATTTATCGTTGGTCCAAGAGTTGACTATGATCAAGATAGTTCAAACTCTGCTAGCGAACAAGTAACACAAGCAGCATCGTTTATTGGTTCTGAGTCAGAAAAGTTTTTGACAGATGATAAGCGTTACCAGATCTTATCTGTGTTGATTAGAACAGGATTACCTATTGGTGAGTGGAGAGATGTATACAAACTGTTTGCTCATCCAGCTGGTATGTATCTTGCATCAGAGCTTGTTCTAACTGCAGCTAATGAAATTGGTATTCCAATTATTCAAGACGAAGCTGGTGCTCCGGTTCTAGAATTCGTTGGTACAGCTGCTACAGCAACAATGGATCTGCAAGGCAACACAGACCTCACACTCATCGTCAGAGATGATTATACGGATAGTAACTTGTACAGACAAACTGCAAAACAATCTATTGAACAATTACAAAATATCACTTTGCAAGAATTGCAAACTGGTACAGATAATTATCAAGATCTATTGTCACCCAACTCTATATCGTTTGATGAATCTGATGGTGGTAGCACAATTAGAGACTACTCAACATTCGGTGATACATACTATGATTCTGCTGATGGAGCGGTCGCAGGTGTCATCACATTCGACCAACATAAGTATGATACTATTTACGATTCATCCTTCTAAAGGGTATAAATACTCCTAAGTAATTAATGGATTAACACATGGCAAGACAAACTATTAATACAGGCTCTATTGCTAATGATGGTACTGGCGATACACTACGTACAGCTGGCACAAAGATCAATCAAAACTTTAGAGAAGTATACATTCTATTGGGTGGTGACAGTGCTAATATTGTTAGCACAATTAGTCTTACCGACAGCAGCATTCTCTTCCAAGGTGTTAACTACGATACAAAATTAGCGTTTGATGAAGGTACAGCTAATAGCGTTATCACATTACCTAGTGGTGTTGGTACAGTTGTTACTGATACAAGTACAAATACTCTTACAAACAAAACTCTCGATAGTGCTGATCTGAACAATCCTGTTATATTTGATTTGCAGTTAAGAGATGCGGATGACACTAACACATTTCATTTTGTACCAGCTCACATTGCTTCTGATAGAAATGTAAATATTCCAGCTATTACAGACAGTGATACATTTGTGTTTGCAGCGCATACACAGACACTAACAAATAAAACTTTCACTGAACCATATCTTGACACACCTCTAGTTGAAACAGCTATTGAGGATGAGAATGGCGCGCCAATTATTAAGTTTAGTCCTGCAGCAAATGCTGTTAGAGAGATCACCATTAACAACGCTGATGCATCAGGTAATGTAGGTATTACAGCATCAGGCGCTGCGGCTGATCCTCATGTTACTATGAACCTACGTAGTAAAGGTTCTGGTGCTATTCGTAATGACAAAATGGCTTACGAACCATCAACAATTACTGCAAATGGTACAGTGACAAACGAACAGACATATATCGATTGTAACAAAGGTTCAACACTTGCTCTTACAATGGATAATGGATACGTTACAGGTGAGATTAAAATATTTACTAACAGAGGTTCTGGAACAGCAAATGTTACACCAACTAGCTTTGCGCATGGAACATCATTTAGCGTTCCCACAAATGCTTCTTGCCAATTAATCTGGGACGGAAATAACTGGTTTATGACAGGTAGCCAAGGCGTTACAATTACGTAATAGGAAATAAAAATGGTAGCTATTATTACAGATCAACTTAAAAGAGTTCTTGCTCAGCATCTATTCGATGAGAACTCAGGAATCAATCGTGGTGATTCTGACAACTACTATTACATTGCCATTGGTCGTTCACAGACTTGGCAACCAGATGATAATACAGATATCTCTCCAACTCCTGTCAATACACAAAGAGAAGACAGACGCTTTAGATATGATATGCAGTCTGTAATTGCTATTGAAGATTTCTCATTTGTTATTCCCCTCTATGACTGGACAGCAAACACTGTATACTCACAATACAATGACAATGTGTCGGGTCAACCAGCACAATCATATTATATTCGTACAGAAGATAACTTTGTATATCTTTGTGTACGAAGTGGTAAAGATGCTAACGGTGTTGTTCAAGTTTCTACTGTTAAGCCAACTCATACTGATACATCTCTTCCAATTGAAGATGATGGATATGTATGGAAATACTTGTATACAATTACAACTGCTAGATCATCAAAGTTCTTGACAGGTGAATACATGCCAGTCGAGTTTGTTGAGAATGCATCGATAACAGACCCTAACTATAACCAATTTGTCATTCAAAATGGTGCAACAGCAGGTCAAGTTGTTGGATATAGAGTTACAACAAAGGGTGGTGTTTATACTTCCGCACCTGAAGTTACAATTGAAGGTAACGGTACAGGTGCAAAAGCTAGAGCGATCCTAAATACAGCTGGTGGTGTTGAAAGAATCGAAGTTGGTGATTCAGCGCTTGCTCCTGTTCTATCTAACATGGGATCAGGTTACGATTATGCAAACGTAGTAATCAGCAGTGCAGCTCTTTCAGCAGGCGGTACAGCAGCAAAAGCAGTTCCAATCTTTGGTCCAGCTGATGGTCTTGGTGCTGATCCAAGAAACGATCTGAGATCAACATCTATTATGTTCAACGTTAAGCCAGAAGGTAGTGTTGATAATAACTGGATTGTAGACAATGATTACAGACAAATTGGTATTCTAAGAAACCCCAAAGATTATGGTGGAAGTTCATTGTTCAATGACAACAACGGTATTGCACAATATCGTATGACACTAACAACTGTTCCTGGTAACGATGCTATCTCATACAGTACAGATGTAAAGGTTACCGGTAGCACAACAGGTGCTGAAGCATGGTTAGACTTCTATGATGATTCAAGTACGTTGTGGTATCACCAGGATGAAGATACAGGCTTTGTAGCATTCCAAGATGGTGAAACTGTTACAGTTGAAGGATACACAGCTTCAACTCTTACAATCAATCAATCATTGGTAACACCAGATGTTGACAAGTTCACTGGCGACCTTCTGTTTATCGATAACAAGTCTACAGCAACAACTCGTGATGCTGATCAGACAGAAGACATTAAACTGGTTATCAAATTATAAGGATAAATCATGGCCACTAATGTAACACAAACAACATTTCTGACAACTTATAATGATGATTACAGAGATAGTGATCACTTTCACAGAATTCTATTTAACAGTGGTAGAGCTCTTCAAGCTAGAGAGCTAACACAAAGTCAGACAATCATTCAAAAAGAACTAGCTCGTCTAGCAGGGTTTGTGTTCAAAGAAGGTGGCATCTTTAACACTTCTTATGGCTCTCTACAAGCTGGTGCAAATGCTGTTGACTTTGTTAAGGTAACAGAGCTACCAACAGGATATGCATCTCTAAAAGGTCAAGTTGTATCTAACAGTCTTGGTATCACAGCTACTATTAAAGATGTGTTCCCTGCTACTGGTTCTGATGCTCCTACTCTATACGTTAGATACATTGATGGCAACAACAGAGTTGCAACTAACACAACTCAAACAACAAAGTTTTCACCTAGAGATATTCTAACATACTCTACAGGTACATTAACTGTTCAGACAACAAACACTTCAGCAAACCCCGCTACAGGTAAAGGTTCTTATATTGAAGTTCCACGCTTCAATACTTTTGTTGCTGGTCATCTTATTATGGTTGAAAAACAATCACTAGTGATTGACAAATACAACCCAAAACCTACAGCTCGTGTTGGATTTAAATTAACAGAACAAGTTGTTACTGCTACCGATGATGTATCACTTTATGACAATGCTGGTAGTACACCAAACCTAACATCACCTGGTGCTGATCGATATAAGATCGATATGACTCTTATCAAAGAATCAGATATTGAAGCGGGTGAAACATTCTATCCGGTATATGAAATCATTGACGGTAGAACAAGAACAACTAAGAACCGTGACAATCTACTAAACGAGCTTGGTGGAATTATTAGCAATAGAGCTCATAACATTTCAGGTAACTTTATTGCGCGCAACTCACAGTATGGTGTGTTCGATCTTGAAGTTGCTCAAGATAGTGCAGACACTCACTTGTTGTATAAGGTTGCAGGTGGCGTTGCGTTTGTTGGTGGTAACAGAAATGAATTAGCTACAACTACTACAATAAGAATTAACAAACCACGTGCTAATCCTGGTGACTTAACAGAAGTAACGTCAGAGTTTACACCTGCGAGATATGGTAACTACTTCCTATCTGATGAAGCATACGGTTTGATCCATTACCTGGATGACTATGAAGAAGTTTACATCTATGATGCAGCAGACCGTGGTGGAAACAAGATTGGTGAATGTCGTATTCGTAACGTTGATGAGTATGGTAGTCAATTCCGCATTCATGTATTTGATATTCAGATGGATGATAACAGTGGTACACCATACAGCATTGGATCTGCTAGATCAATTGGTAGATCAAGCAATGGCTATGCAAACATCATTTCAAACGGTACAAGATATGATGTATACGATAAAGAATACAACAGCATGTTGTTCCCTCTTCCTAGCAGTAGAGTACAAGAGATTTCAAATGTCTCTATGAACCTTGGTAATGTCTACCAAGCAACATCTAATGGTTCAGGTACAGCAACATTTAGTACTGGTTCTTCTAATATATTTACAAGTGAAGAAGATTGGATTATTGCTCCTAACACAGATAATGGTGCATGGATCTCTACTCCAACAACAAGTGGTACAATCAATAGCTCAGTTACAATAACTGGTCTTGCAAACAGCACTACATACAATCTATTTGCATATGAGACAACAGCTGCTGTACGTAAAACAAAAACATTGAATGAAGGCACAACAGAAACCAAATCACTATCAAGTGGTGTTGCGTATCTGGGTGTTGCTGACATCTATAAGTTCAACAGTGTTACAGATAACGTAACTAATGAAGACATCACATATAAGTTTGTGTTTGATAACGGCCAACGTGATAACTGGTATGAAGTTGGTTCAGTTAGACTGAAAGCTGGTGTAGCTGCTCCTTCTGGAACAATCACTATTGACTATGATTACTTCTCTCACACATCTGGTGACTTCTTTGGTGGTAAAGCATCATATCCGGATATTGAATACAAGGACGTTCCTGTTCATATTACAAAAGCTGGTAAGAAGTATAGACTTACAGACGTAATTGATATGCGTCCTGTAAAAGACACGTCAGCTACATTTGCTAACGCTGGTGCTGTAACTCAAGCGTTCCCAAAGAATGGTGCTGCTGTTACTATTGGTACAGCTAAGTATTGGAACCCTCGTGTTGACACAATTACTATGTCACCAGAAGGCGACATCGAAGTATATAAAGGTCAATCAAGCGGCACTGAACCAGTTAATGTTCCTATATCAAATTTGAATTTGCATGTTGTAGGACTTAATCCATACACATTGAACAATAGAGATCTTGAAGTTCAAAAGGTAGCTAACCTTGGTTATAGAATGTCAGACATCGAGAGACTTGAAAGTAGAATCGAAGACCTCGAAGAGATGACAACTTTGAATGCTGCTGAGATTCAAACTCTGAAAACAACAATTGCTGATCCTGACGATGCTACACTTCCAGATCGTATGAAGCTAGGATTGACAGCAGATGGATTTAACGGTAATCTGCAATCAGCTGTCTTGGATGATGATTACAGAGCTAGTATTAACACGCAAAACAATTTTGTAACAGCTATTAATTTCAAACGTCAGGTACCTCTAAAATATGACTCTGATGCTTCAGATGGATGTGTATTGAAGGGTAATGTAATTTGGCCTAAATATACTGAAGAAGTGATGATCACGCAAGAGGTTGCATCGACAGGTATTAACGTCAACTCATTTGAGATTACAAGATCTGTAGGTGCTGGATACTTGGATCCAAATATCGATACATGGACTATCAGAAAGAAAGTGGATGCATCGTACCAAGCTCAATCATCTGGCTCATTTGTTGCAGCTGGAACAACCGCAGTATCCTCTCAAGGCGATCAAACTAGTTAAGGAATTGATATGTCAGGAAAATATGTAACAAAGTATAGAACAGCCTACAGAGACGCTTATAGAACAAAGTATAGAACTAAGACTCAGGATACTGGGTATGATCTAATTCCTATTATTAGGCCTAACTTCACATACTTTAACTTTACTGGTTTGAGACCCAACACTCCTCATTGGCTATTTTTTGATGGTATCAATGTTACTCAATGGGTCAACACTGGTTACGATTCAACCGAGTGGAACACAATTGAAAGAAATAATTCAATTCGTAATCCGGGAGATCTGTATATTAACTCTACAGCATTTCCAACAGAACTAGGTGGACCAACAGCTGCATCAGGACCTGTGCAAACAAATAGCAATGGTGAGATTGATGGATTGTTCTATATTCAAAGTAACGACTCTCTTAGCTTTCCAATTGGTCATAGAACATTAACAGCTATCGATATTAGTGTTATCAATCGTGATGATTCTTTATCTGTAGCTGATACAGAATACTCTGCTATTGGTGAGTATGAATTGTACTATGAGTATGAAGAAGCATACCAAGAGATGTATCAAGAAGAATATCAAGAAGCGTACCAAGTGTGGGTTCCAGATCCACCCCCTCCTCCATCACCATCACCATCGCCTGATGGCGGTAGCACTTTTGCGAAATATTACAACCCAAATGATGGTTATAACTACTATGCGCCAACAACTCACGGCGGCGCGCACAATTGGGATCCTGGTCATAGTTCTACAGCAAGTAATAGTAAATGGCCTTGGCAGTAAATAAAAGGAATTAATAAATGGCAGGTTTGCTACAATTAACTGATCAGCTGAATCCACTAGCTCAGACGTTTAGAGTGACTGAGCCTGGTGGTTCTGTGCTTACAGGTGTTGGTATTTTCTTCCAGAAAGCTCCTGCTGCAAGTGATCCACAACTTCCTATCACAGTTGAATTAAGACCTACAACTGCGGGGATGCCATCTGCTCGTAGATTTATTCCAGGTACAAGAGTTTCAAAGTCAGCTGCTGATGTTAGATCTGCTGCATCAGATACTTTTAGCAGTGCAACAGAAGTTAAATTTACATTTACTGAGCCAGTTTATATTCCAACTAACACAGAGATAGCTATTGTGATTGCTACAAGTGCTATGGTGGGTCACTATAAAGTATGGAAAGGTACAATTGGAGAACATGTAGCAGGTTCAACAACCAAACTTGTATCACAGAACTTAAACAGTGGTGCTATGTTCCAATCTGCTAATGGTACTGTTTGGTCACCAGATCAGTATAGTGATCTTGCATTTAAAGTTTATAGAGCTAAGTTCAATCAGACTCACTCACTAGCATACTTTGAAGCTGATGTACCTCCTATGAAGGCTTTGACAGAAAACACTTATACAGACAACCTTGTTCGCTATCCATCAGATCCATTTAGGTTTGAAGGTGGCACAGGTACTATGAATGTGATTCATCCAGGTCACGGTTTTATTGTTGGTGATAAAGTTAAGATTAGAACTACAGATGCTGGCTTTGATAGTTCGGATACAATCAATGGTGTATCTGGTGCAAATATTCTAAAGACACACACAATCACAGGTGTTGATGCATTTGGTTATTCAGTTGATCTAGGTGTTAACTCAACTGCAAGTGTTAAAGCTGGTGGTACTGGTGTGCTAGCATCAGAACAATATGTTATGGATGAGTTTAAACTATCAATACCAAGACAGACACCACCTAAAACTAGTCTTAAAGCATCAGGACGTTTCACAACTACTAAGTCATTAGCAGGCAACGAAACTGCATATACAACAACGTCTAATGCAGCTATTGACCTAGATGCTCCAATGATATTTAAGAATCCACATGTTATTGCATCTCATGAACAAGAAGTAGCAGCTGCACGATTGAATGGTAATCCATCAACAATAATTGAAATTGTAATGCAAACAAGTGATAAGTACAACGCTCCTTATATCAATGCGTCTGCTGCTTCATTGAAGACACTAGCAAACTTTATTGACTATCAAGATTCTGATAACTCACTTTATGACTTTACAAACCAAATGGTTACTGTAGATCATGCTGCAGAGACAGAGCCAGAGGGTGGAACACATGCAGCTAAACATATCACAATTCCATTCTCACTAGAAGATGTTGCAACATCTATTCGAGTAATGGTAGATGCGTTTAGACCTGACACAACAGACTTTAACGTGTGGTATAGAACTGCTAAAGCTGGTGACGAAACTCCAATCAATGAAAAAGATTGGGTTGCATTCAGCAATACTATCAATTCCAACTACAGTGATAAAGCTGCTGGTGACATTGGCTTTGAGCAATATGAATTTAACGTCTATGACATTTCTGACTTTGACACATATCAGATTAAGATTACTATGAGCTCAAGACGTTCAACAATGGTACCGAAATTCCGTAACCTTAGAACTATCGCAACTGTATAATGAAAAATTTAACTCGTGTACAAGGACACCCTGATTTGATGAGAGATGAAGATACTGGTATGATTATCAGTATAAATAAACATAAATCATCTCACTATAAGAATGTCCGAGAGCAGAAGATAAGAGAAAGACAAGAAATTGAAGAACTCAAATCCGATGTATCACAGATTAAATCTTTGTTGACGCAACTATTAGAGAAAACTACAAATGGCTAAGATACCTCACGTACTACTCGTTGATACAGTTAACACGCATCGTTTGAGATTGAACCAATTGATTGATTCGGTTGGCGATCTAGCTTTACTTACAACTGACTCTAATGCGACAATCGTTGATGCGATCAACACAATCGATAGTAACCAAGGTGACAGATCTGATTTAAATACAAAGCGTGGAGCTACTATTGTTCAAGCTATCAATAGTGCATTAGCAATGCTTGATAGTGATCTTGGTAAGCCATTCTCAAGATTAAATACAAAAGATAAACGTACAGTAATTGATGCAATTAATAGTTCACTAGCTATGCACGAAAGTGACATGGGTGATCTATCAACCCTGAATACTAAAGAGAATGCTACTGTAGTTGCAGCGATCAACAGTGTTCTGTCAATGCATGAGAGCGATGCTGGCGATCTAAGAAACCTTACTACAGACAATAAGTCAACACTTGTCGCAGCGCTGAATAGTTTGGTTACTAATCGTGGTGTGATGGGTAACCTAACAACTTCAGATGATGCTGATCTTGTGTCAGCTATCAATGAGTTGAAGTCACGTATAGACTTGTTAGATAGTGATGTTACAGTTGATCTTGATTCTGCATTTGGCGCGATTGCTGATCTAAAGGCATACACAAATAATATTGTTGATAGTAATAATACAAAGCAGGATCAGATTGCTGGTAGAATTAATTCGAGAGCAGACAGCGATCGTAGTGATCTTGTATCTCGTATTAACACACTCAATACAAATCTAACTGATGATATTAATGATGTTCGCGATAGTATTGACAGCACTCTTGTCTCGCGCGCGCGTGCTGCTCTGGTTGGCGGTACAGGTATTACGTATACATCAAATACTGGTAATATTAGGATTACCAATACTGCAGTAACAGCTGGTTCGTATGGTTCAGCAACTGAAGTTCCAACGTTCAGTGTTAACGCTAGAGGACAATTAACAGCTGCAGGTACAACCACCGTTGCTGGTGTCGATAGTGTTGGCTTTGATAACGAAACTGGTATTCTTTCAATTGCGACAGCTGACAGTCAAGTATTTACAGCTACAGTTGGTGTTGCTGCATTTAGTACAACAGACATTGAAGAAGGTGATAACCTTTACTATACAAAGGCACGTACAGATTCTGATATCTACCACAGAGTGACACAGACATATATTAACAATCTAGATGTTGACGCTGATAAACTTGATGGACAACACGGTAGCTACTATCTAAACTATAACAATGCTACAAATAAGCCGGCTATTAATGATGCTACTCTTTCAATTAATATTGATGGTTTCTTAACTGGTAATAATGTTAGCATCACTATGAACGATGACTCAAATACATCTGTTACTATTGGTCACCCAACCCAATTTGCTGACGCACAAACTTGGGGTCGGACAGGTACTGAGAACGGTGTATATATAAAGTCGATCAAAGCTGATACAAGAGGCCACATTACAGCTGTAACAACTGATGACTTTGATGATAGATATGATAATTATGGTTCGTGGACAGTAAGAGATGGTGGAACAAACACTAGCACGATCACAACTGGTAATACGCTACAGTTTGAAGGCGGAACAGGCGTCTCCGTCACGGGTGACTATTCCGATAATCCTAAGAAGATTACAATTGCAGCTGATTTTTCTGATGGTGCGACGCTTATTATCAAGAACTCTGGTGGAACGGCACTCAAAACCATTAGAGGTCTTTAGAAGGGATTTTTATTATGGCTGTTAGAAATCCTCTCAAAGTAATCAACGAAAACAATGATTATAATCTGCAGGTTATGACTAACACTGAACGTAATGCAATCAGAAGTCAGGCTGTGTATGAATATGGCCTCAGTCCATCCGTTAACCTATCTATAACTAACAATCTTGTGAACTCCACCAATGCTATTGGAACTTTAATTGATACGAGGATGACTGCGGGTGCTTCTTCTGTTAGTAATACGGCATTTCCAGATGAAGCCACTACCGCCGAACCAGGTGAAGTGTCAACTTCGTACCAGAGGATATTACAAAATACAACTGTAAGTTTAACTGAACCAGAGGATACAGATAATAAAAGATTTCCTGTGTACCTAGACAGCGGAAACAATATCCGAGCAATGAGTCAAACTGACTTTCTAGATACATTTATTAAACCTGCTATAAACACACTTGTAGGTTCTGGAGATCAACCAGGTACATATAGAATACACACTAGTTCAAGTTTAACGGATCATTTTACAGTAGTGTATCGAAGACTCACCCCGTTTGGCTGGCGGGACAGAGTTGGTGCAATATTTGTAGACACAAGAGCCAATACATCATTGTATGATGTTGTTCCAGAAACAACCTTAGATCAACCAACAAATGTTACAAGTTATTATCTACTTAGAACAAATGCTGGTATTGAACCAACATACGAACTACCATTGTATATTGATGGAGATAATAATTTGAGACAATATACAAAAACAGCTTTTGATTCATTATTGCAGGAATATATTAGATGGGCTGCAGTCAATCTAGCTGACTATAAAATTAGATATAGAATCAATGGTACTGGAACAAATAAAGGGTCTGGTATGGTAGATACAAAACTAAACGGTGCGGGTGACTATCAAACCAACCAAGTTGATGACAACTACTACGCACAAGAATTTCCTAACGGTACTTCAGAAACAATCAATACGTATAGATTGAAGATCTATAAAGAAGCATGAGGTAAGACATGTTTGAAAAAGAAAATTTGAAAATTGGTGAAGCAAGATATGCTAACTCTGCAGAAGATAGTATCATTGTATTGTTTTGGGATGATAATGATCCCAAAAAAGAAGTTATGGAAATGGAAGTTGAAAAGAATCCTGAAGATGCCTATTACAAATCTCTAGTTGAGCGTGGATGGACTGAAGAAAAGTTACATCAAGCAACCGCAGCTTGGAAACTAGCACAAGTTAGACAGATAAACGAAATTGTTAATATTCAAGTGCAAGAGAAAGTAAAGCTATACGAAGAAAAGATCAACAGAGAATTTATCGATAGACTGGAGAAGTCAGAATTAAAACTATCAGATGAGTTTACTAAGCGCGTTAAACAACAAGACGCGGAATTCCAAACTAAGATGGAAGCTCTCGTTACTGAAACATTTATGCAAAACACAGACCCTGACTCTCTATTTAAATTCAAACTTGCAGTATTTGAAGTTCCTCAAATTAAAGATGCTCCTATGGAGTTTAAAACACGTGTGAGAAAAGCAAAGTCAATTATTGAATGCTATGCTATTATTAATGAAGTGTATAAGGATGAGTCCAAGTAATATTATTTTTGTTAAAGTGGGAACCAAGTATTCTTACAAACATGTTAATGCTCTATATGATCAACTATCAGTGTTGTATCCACTAGCTAAGTTCTGGTGCTACACAGATGATGCAGTAGGTATCAATCAAAGTGTTAATATTATTGATCCTCTAATCACTTTGAAGAAGTGGTGGGCAAAGTTAGCTTTGTTTTCAGATAAGATGCCTTTCGAAGGATCTTGTTTGTTTTTCGATCTTGACACAAAAGTAAGTAATTCTATTGATAGTTATCTTGATACGTATGATGGTCTAACAATTATCAATGCATATTGGAAGTCGCATCTAAAATTTCAACCACATGACTATGATGTTAAGATTAATAGCTCAATCATAAAGTGGACTGCAGGAAAGCAGCAACATATCTGGAAACATTTCTTATCTAACAAAGATTACTTTATGAGAAAGTACAAAGGTATCGATAGATTTATTCACTATGAAGATATTAAATACAATACTTTTGAAGACGGAATCGCTAATTCTGTACAGCTAAATAAGTACAAAGCTCCTATTGAGTTATACAATGGAATGGAATATGAAGTCACATGAGGAAGTTCTTGTAGCAGCATTAGATGCAATCAACAACATATATGAAAAATCTAAAAAACCCGAAAGTGGAGTTGACTTCTACAGAATAAAAGATATAATAAATTCAGTAAACAAGAATCAACTTGCTGGTAAGCGATGGTTGATTGAACAGCTTCTCCCACACATAAAAACACACGATAAAGTATTCATTGCTGGGTCATGGTATGGTTTAGCGGGTCAAATGATTTGTGATAATAAAGATCCTAACATTCATATTCGAATGTGTGATATGGATCCAATGGCTGAATACTTTGCTAGAAACTTTTTCTGCCCCAGAAACAAATATCCAAA